TCTAATAACTTCATTAATAACTTGATTTAAAACGCTTTTTGCTAAATTACCAAAATTTAAAAATTCTGCATTTGTAAAATCAAAAAACTTTCTGAAAGAGTTAGTTAATTGTCCTTCAACTGTATTTGAAAAATTTTCAACCACTTTTATCTGATCTTCAACAGCTTTTTTATCTCTATCTTTAGCCTTCTTTATATTTGCTAAACGCTCTTGTTCAGCTAGAAGTTTTTTTTCTTTTTCTTCTAACAATAAAATTTCGTCTTTTATTGCTTTGGCGTTATGTTTTCTATGGGTCATACCATTAGCAATTAGTCTATTTTGTTCTATTAATTCTTCATTTAATTTTTCTAAATCATGCCTTACTAATGTTAAACCTTTTTCTTCAGCAGTTATCAAGCCTAATGCTTCAAAAGTATCTAGTACACTAATTGATAAACTTATAAAAGCAGCTTGTAAGGGTACTAATATTTGCCTTTTTAATCTATTCATAGTGTCGTTGAATAATTCAGCTTGAGCAACAGTCTCATTTGAAAATATACCAGTAGCAGAAGCTGCTAATTCTTCCATTGCAGCAGCACCATCTTTAGAAATATTTTTCAAATCAACCATTTTTGAACCAAAAAGACCTGCTAAATTTGCAGATTTTTCTGATTCACTTCCTACTTTTTCTAATGCTTTGAATGTTTCAACAAATAATTTTTCAGCAGTTTTGGTTTTACCACCTGCTTCAAAAATAGAGATACCTAGCTCGTCAAATTGTATTTTTGCTAAACCTCTGCCTTGTTCTGCTTCACCAATACCTTTAGAAAAGAATTTTAACGCTTTATTAAATTTTTCTGTTTCAACTCCAGCTTGTTGTGCTGCAAACTGATACCTTTGCAAAAATTCAGCAGTCACACCAACTGCTACAGCAGTTTTACCAATTGAATCTGCAACTTGTAATGCTTCGTTACCAAACTGTACTATCTGTCTTATTGCAAATGCACCAGCAAATGCACCAGCTAATTTTTTCATAGCTGATTGCGTAGAATTAATATTTTTATTTACCTTACCAAACGCTTTACCAGTTTGATCTTGTCCTTTAATCCTTAATTTATAATCAGTTCCTGCCATTGTTTATTTGCCTATTCTTTTCTTCTAAATATGCTAACCATCCAGTAAATTCAGATAAAGACATTTTTTCTTCTAATTCAGCTACTGTTACTCCCAACAATTCTGCTAAATAGTATCTTGCAAATAAATCTTTATCTTCCCTTACTTTTTTAGTTGTTCCTCTACTGAAGGTGCTGACATTATTTCTGTAGCTACTCTAGCTAAGACATCTTTATCAACGCCATTCATCAAGGTTGTTTTATCACCTATATCAAATACTTTATTACCTTCAGCATCAAGTGCTTTGTGTATTAAGCAATAAGCCATCAACGCCACATCATCGTCTTTTGCATATTTTTGCAATTTAGACATTTCCGCTAATGTTAATGGCTTTGCATAAACTTTAAGTATTTCACCATCGTCACTCCATTCTGGTATTTCAATTTCTTTAATATCTAAAGAATTAAAATGTGCTTTAGCTTTATCAATAACTTTCATATTAAGCTGTTGAAGTAGTTAAGCCACCTGAACCTTGTAAAGTTACACTAGCTTCTACTAAACCATCAAATGATGCACTTCTAGTGAAACCAGTAACAATTGCTGAACCATTATAATAAGTGTCACCAGTTGATGCACCTTCAGGATAAACCTCTAGTGTCACAGTAGAACCTATTGATAATGCAGTTTGTGCAGTGTCAGTTTCATCAAAAAATACATCTACAGATGCTGTAAATTGCGTAAGCGTAGATAAATAAGACCTAGAAGAATCGCCCATTGCAGTTTTTTCAACTACATCAGCACTTTCTTCTAAAGAATATGATCTAACTTCAGCAACAGTAGCTGAGCCAACTTTAATTAAGCCTTCGCTTCCTTTATGTACTGCCATTTTCTTTTACCTCTTTTTTTGAAGAAGATTTAATTTCTTTGGTTGCTTCTTCTTTCCAACCTTTATTCAATAGACTTTCAACTCTTGAAGGATGAGCATCTATAGAAATCTTGCCATCTGGACTAAATAGTTTCATTTTTACCTCGCTACATCAGGTGCTTGTTCCTGATTAAAATAATTAACATTAAATGTTAAGGTGGCATAGCCAACTGGCTTTTCACCTTCTGCATTATATTCTATTTCGGTACTTTCTAAAAAAGTATCTTTCGCTAAATTGTTCAAAGTTGGGTCAGCAGCTATAGCTGTTTCTACTTCTTTGCATATTGTATCAACTGAATCATCGAAATTACTTGTTGCTTTTACATAACATTCTATAGCTACTGATAAATTTCTTTCTAATAATCTATTTGTGCCTATTACAATAGGTTCAGATGTTTCTGATTTTGTGTAAATCAATAATGAAGGCAAACTAGCTGTTTCTAAGGGGTAAACTCTTGATTCAAATACATTTGAACCAGTTGTAGTTAAACCAGTTAAGACAGTGCCTAAACGCTCTCTAATCTGCTGTCTGACATGGTTAGCCATTATAATTCCTCTAACATTAAAGAAGTAAAACCAGTGTTGTCCTTTTGCACATTAACAATACTATAAGTTTTAGCTCCAACTAAAGTATTACCATCAACATCTTTATAAGCAGCTACTGCTAAAGTGTTGCCATGTTTGACACTTGGTACATCTACAGATCGACAATAAGCAATTGGTTTTGTGCCTTCAACACCTACTCCAAATTCTTCTTCAAAATATTCATTATTTAAAATAAGTTGTATATTTGATGTTTGACCACTTGTGTTTGTAAAAGTAGCAGTACGCCCATGACCAAAATCAGCATCAAGATAAGAACTCATATCTTCTTCAGTTTCTAATCTATATTGAGACATTATTGTTCCTCTAAAATTAATTCTATGAAACCAGTGTTATCTGGTTGTACATTTTTAATTACAAAAGTTGTTTCCGCTTTTAAAACAGTGCCTTTATTAGTTGTGATTGCATTAACAATTAAACGATCTTCATGCGATATATAAGGCACATCAGAAGATTTTACTAACGCTTTTGGTTGAAAGCCTTCGACTGCAACACTATTTCCAGCAATATCAAAATATTCTTGGTCAATAATTATGTTTATATTTTCTCTGTTGCCTGAATCTATATCAAACCAAGAATCTATAAATCCAACTCTTTGATCGAATAAAGAATTTTGTACTTCAAAAAATGTAGCAGTTACACCATGTCCAGTAGTTGAATCAAGGTAAGAATTAAAATCTGCTGCACTTTCTAACGCCATTATTTTTTAGTTCTTTTTTTTGGTCTAGGTGCTTCAGATGTTTCTAAACCAACGCTACGATTGCTTTCTTTTTTAGTTTCTTTAGCAGTTGATATTTCAGCTTTACCATAATTTACTAAGGCTTTACCTTCGTCAATATCTAGTTCAACAATATCACCAGCTTTGACATTTTTTTTATCTGCAACAGTGTCAGATAAGATTAAATATTTATTCATAACTTTTTCCTTTTTATTAGGAAAGGTGGGCGTTAAGCCCACCATTCCATCAGTTGTCATTACCATCTACTAGGTAGATTTACAGAATGACACAGCGTGTCTTACAGCAATATCACAAGATTGTAATGCTACTATTCTCACAGTTCCTGATTTCGAGTGCGTGAAAGGGTCAACAACGATGTCTAAACCACCGAAGAAACCAACTAACAAGTCACTGAAATTACCAAACAACATAACACCATTAGTAATTTGATTACTAACGACTGCATTGTAACCATTGATCTCACCATCAACTGCAATAAATTGTGCAGTGTTAGTGGCTTTTTCAGTAGTTTTCAATGTACCAAATGTTGAAGGATTAACTATGTAAGCTAAGTTACCTAGTAAAGCATTATCAGCACTTACAGCAGTTTCCATTGCTACAACTTCAGCAAAAGTTGGTGCAGTATCTGTGCTAAATGCTTGAGTGTTAATACCAGATTGGTTAATAATTCCAGTAGGATTACCACTTGAACCAGAACCACTTATAGCAACATTATCAATGTGTGTAGCCATTGCAGCAGCTAAATCATTTCTTATTAAGTTCTCAACATCTAAAGATGATTGAATTAATAATTGACGAGTAGCTTCTGTGTGAGCTCCTAAAGTTTTAGGTGTCATTGAGACATTACCAACTGTCATTTCAGATTCAGAAGAATCTCCGCCTTCTGCACTAATAAAAGCAGCAGTAGAACCAGCAGTTTTCTTTGGTATTTTGACATCACCAGTCAAACCTTGTAGCACACTAGCTAAAGGAAGCACTGCTGAATTATTTCTCAATACCTCAATAAAATCCCCACCTCTGTAATCTTCAGCTATTAAGCTGGAATCATCAGAAGAATTAAGATCACGTTGTCCCCAAGTTCTTAGAACTTCTGGTGGAAGCAGCACGCCTTGTGCAGTCTTACCATAAAGTTCACCAGCAGCTCTTGAACAATCAAATTCAAAGGCAGCATCTTCTTGTGCTTTGCGATCAGTAGGATTAGCCATTGCATTAACAGCTCTTAAAATACTAAATCTTTTAGTTTCTTTTTCGGTTAAACCGATTTCAGAAGGAGTTTCTAAAGGTTCGCTATTAGAAATATTGTCTAATAATACACCTCTAAATTCTTCCACTGATAAACCATTAGAAATAGCTTCGTCAGCTAAATCTCTTTTGTTGTGTTGACTAGCTAGATCGAGAATCTCTTTAGAGTTTCTTTTAAATTCAGCTTTAGCTTCAACAACAGCTTTAGATTTAACTTCATCAAGATTAATTTCTTGTTTTTCGTTTTCCATTTTTTTTACCTCTTTGTGTAAAATGTGTTGTTTATTTTCAGAACGCCCAACGCCAACTAGCCTGCTTTGATCTGCGGGCAAACTGACTGAGCTTATCTCCATAGGAGTCCAGCTTGCACGATAATAATCTTCATCCTTATCATCCATGCGTTCCAGTTTATCTACTCTGTAACCGACTGATATATTCATGCGTATACCATCTTTTACGTCTTCAAACACTTCACGAGCTAGGGAAGATTTTCCAAATCTTACCAGTGCAATTGTTCTTTTAGCACTCTCATCCAGTTTAAATTGCTCTATCACACCTATTTGCTTAGTCATGTCATGATCTAACAAAAGTGGTGCACGACCAGATGAAATAAATTCCATATTTATATCACCTTCAGAATGTCCTAGCACTTCCATACCAAAACTTCTTTCAACTGGTTCTTCTGACGAAACGCCAATACGAACCAATCTCTTTTCTTCGTCAATGTAAGAAGCTCTGGACAAATCAATAGTTCTATACTTGATAGCACCATCAATATGCCTTTCTTCTTCATCAACTATGGCTTCTTCTTCAGATTCTTCAATATCTTCCATTTCTGCCATTTCTTCTTCAACCTTTTTGAATTCAACAATTACTGAATTGTCGGTTTCAGAAACATTGAGAATATGTCTATCTTCTTTTTCAATATCCATAATTTTTACCTCATCGTTTATTGTTAAAGGTTTAACATTTGAATCTAATGATTCAAAATTTCTTATCGGGTCAATTTTTCTTAGCGTACTGAATTTATGACCAACTTCTGTATCAGTGGGTTCACCACTTCTATAAACTTGTATTAAAGCAGCAGGGTCTTCTGCTGTACCAGTAATAGTAAGATCAGAATTAGGAATATTTATTTTCCCATCTCTTTCTATTTTGATAATCTTTCCTCTAGCTCTACCACCAGCACTATTCCAACTTACAAAGTCACCAGTTTTAAGTGCATCTGGTTCTGCTCTATTTAATTTTCTTTCATCTTCTTTTTTCATTTTTTCCACCAATCTTTTTGACCAACTAAAACCAGCATCACCACCCCATAATGCCCATGCTATTCTACCATTAGAAGGATAACCATCCTCGCCAGAACTAAATCCTTCTGCTTGTTTATCTACCTCATGTCTACTAAAAAAACTATACATTCTTTTAATAGTATCATCAGATAAATTTTCACCTGCAACTATTTGTCTAGCTCTAATAGCACCAACTCTAGTACCACCACGACCAAATTCTTCACGCCAGTCTAAACCCTTCTGTGCTTCAGCTTTCATACCAGCATTAGGGTTAGCCATCGTCATCCCCACCTTGAATATTCGCTTCCACTGGCATTTTTTGTCCAAATGGTTGATAAGCTATTTCAATACCATATTGTTTTGCTAATTCAACTTCTTTTTGATGTTGTTCAAATAGTTCTTCAGTATCACGACCATAAGCAGCAGATATATCTGAATAAGTCATTGTGCCATTTTGCAAACCTAAGACACTTGATTGCATTTCTTTTAAAGGGTCAATCCATTGGAAACTTCTAGGAATATAATTTACAGAATTAGCAAATTTATCAAACTTACCCATTGGTAAGTTAATATAACCAGTTGAGATTGCCATTTCTAACCAAGATTTAAAAATTGGGTCTATAAAATGTTCAATGACAAATTGTTGATATATCTGAAACATTGAACGATCTTCTAAAGCACCTTGACGAATAGAAGAATAATTAACTGAAGTTAAATCGTTACTTAATGAGTGATAAGAAATATTTAAACCAGATGCGATTGATCTTAATACTGAAGTAGTAAAAGATTCAAAAGCAGATGTTGGGTGGTTAGGGTCAAAAGCCTTAAAATCCATTCCAGCAGGTAATTGTTCAAAAGTTCCAGCGTTTGCTGAAGCCACTGGATTATAAGTATCTTCCATTTCTGAATCGCCTACATAGCCATCACCATCAGGAGAAGTAAAGAAACCCATTTTTGAAGCACCTACTCTAGCTGCAACAATTTCTGCTTCTAAATAACCATTGAGCATTTTTACATTGCTCATTGATGTTGCGATAAGTGATACACCTCTAGTTTGTTCTGCTCTA